TTCAGGAAAAGAGCGGTAGTGCTGCCAGCTTTGTTACTCTGGCCAAGATAGGTAGGTGTTGCAGACATTGGTCTTAGTAGGTAGGTGTGTTATGATCAGTTCCCAAACGTTTGGATTTTCCCCTAGGAGGTAGTATTCGGTTGTTAGGCAATAGTTCCGTCATATTGGGTGTCCACCGCAGCGGGCCAATACTCCAGTCATGACTGGGTTTTTTTAATGAGGCCCAAACCTCAAGAGAAAGGGGGTCCGACACTGAGGTGCCCCCAATCCGTTCTTACATCAGATCGTTGCTGTTTGCAAGCTTCTGCTCTACGTCATACCGATAGGCAGGGTCATTGCGGTAGCGTGGATCCGAAATAGCTCGTGCAAGTTCAGCTTGGCTACGGAAACCCGGTTCTGGGCGAGGTGCCCTGTTGCCACTGACACGCTTACCTTCAAAGCCCACAGCATCCTTGTAACGATTGTTAAGGGCCTGCACAGCAAAGAAGATAGCATCCTTGTTGCCACTGTTCACCACATTGTCATAGGCTGCGACTTCCTCAGGTTTGAGGTTATCAGCAGCCCATGCAAGGGTATCATTGTAAGCATCTTGCCCGCCCACGGAAGTGACTATGGACTGGGCATCAGTGTCAGACAAGGGCTGTGCCTTGGCTACTGGATTGCTCTTCTGAAGTTCCAGGTAAGCATCAATGAGTTGCTCAGATGGCATCTCCTTGAGCTTCTGGATGGTCTCAGGTTTCAGAGCATTGTCATTGGAGTAATACTCCTCCGACGCATCCTTCAGAAACTGAACCTTTTCAGCAACCGGTGATTTGGTTTCTGATTCAGTTTCTTCAGAAGATTCTTCGGTAGTCTCCTCTGCTGATTCCTCATCTGCTGATTCAGATTCCTTGGATCCAAGCTTCTTCTGTAGTTCCAGATAAGCCTTTTCAAGGTCTTCAGCAGACTTGAACTTTCCAGCATACTGACCAGCATCCTCGGAATCAACTTGACTGCGACGATACTTTTCTTCATTTGCTGATTCTTGGGCCTCAATAATCTTGCTACCAGTCTCCAGATTCTTTGCTTCTGTTGCCTCGCGGCTAGCAGTCACATCTGGATCGGTGCCATCAAAAATGATTTCAGACATTGAGAGTTAGTGGATAACAATGGTAACTTTGCCAACGCCAGGTGAAGTCACCTTAGCATCACCATACTTGAACTGTTCCTTAGGACCAGAAGCAGATGGAATGTTGACAGGAGTGGGAATAGCAGCAGGCAGTTCGTTATTGCTGGGGGGCAGGGGGTCCTGCTGGAGCTGCGGTTTGGCCACTGCCTGCTTGTTGCGCGGTGTTAACGACATTTTGAAGGGCTTCAATAGCGCCAGGGTTTTTGGTTGGATCCATCATAGGAGCCTTAACAAGTTGTCCGGCTTGTCCCATGAGGTTGTTGGACATGTTAGCCTGCTGCATCTTCTGCATTTCTGCATCACGTTCCTGAGCAGTCTTGACCAACTTCAAGGTATCAATGCCCTGGGCAGCAGCAAGGCGCTTAACTGCTTCCTCAGGATCAATGTACTTGGCCATTGCCTCAGGTCCTAAGGCTTGTGAGATTGTTCCCAGGAACATCATGAGAGACTCACGATCTTGCCCACGACCAATGCCCTCAAGACCAGCAATGATGGTTGGGAATACGATTCCCTTAGGTAGTTGGGGAAGTTCTTTGGAACGCTGAAGAACAAACAACTTGCGTTGGAGGTACGGACGTACCAACTCAACAGCGAGGTTGCCATAGATTCCACCCAGCTGCTCGTTGAGTTCCTGCTGGGTAGCACGGATCTCCTCAGCAGTGGTCCTCTCAGATTGCCGCACAGACATCACCAGGAAGGCCTCAGAGAGGCGTTGGGTGAGTGATTGGATCATCTGGTAGGCACTGCTGAAATCAGCCTGCTTGCTGACTTGAACAGCGGTCACATCATCAGCCTTGCCTTGGATGATGGCACCATTCCCTGCCTTGGCTAGGGTACTGGGCTTCACAGTGGCAGAAGGGCTGACAAGGAAGACGACCTTAGCAGCAGCTGCTGAGCCCTCCACCATGGCTTGCATCAGGCCCTCAAGGCTCTTCAGGTCTCCTAGGTACTCTTCAATACGACCACGACCATAGTCCTCACCATCCACTACGTTGAACCGTAGGGGCAGCCAGGGGGTTGTGTTCTTTGGAGCTTTGCCGTAGGAGTCAGGAAGGATAGTCCCTTCCACTTCTTGTTTCCATCGCCACTGTCCATCCATGAGCTTTGCCCAGGTGAACACAGCGACTTCTGATTCCCCAACACTCACGTCTGTGCTAGGAGCACTGGTGTTGTCGGAGGCATCATTGACATTCCTGGTTGCGTTCTTTTGGAACTCAGGTGGCAGGAACTGTCGGTCAATAGCTTCAACAGTAACGATCTCGGTGGGGTTACCCTCTCCATCACGGACGACCACATAACGGTCAAGAGGATACAACTTAACACCACTATTTCCCATGAATACCAGGGCATTCCCGGTAACAATGAGGTGCTTCATTGCCTGGTGAAGGATCACACGATCCTGTGATTCAGCAATGTTTTGCATGACCACTCGTTCCATTTTGGAAAGAGAGAGGTCAATCTCCGACTTAACGGCAGCACTCATTGATGGGTCCAAGCTGAGCTTACCATCATTGATCTGAAGCTTGAAGAAAGTTGCATTCACTGGGAACAAACTTAGCATCAGCTTCGAGGCCATGACGTTAACGCCTTTGGCGCCCATGCTCTGCCAAGGAGTGACGAGCTTCTGTCCATTCACCACACCCGTAGGGGTGAGGAGATACGGAAGAGAAAGCACAGCACAGTCCCTGGCAGTATCCAAGAAGATCGTTCTGTCGCTAGCCAATCTTGCGTAACGACTTGCGGCAGATTGATTTTCCATTGTTACTTACCAATACTAAGGTTGGTTGGATTAGGATTCATACCACCAATGCTGAGAGGAGACTTCATCGGAGCCATACCACCAGTGCTCAGGGGAATAGCAAGATTGCTAGTACCTTTGCTTGCTTGGGCAATGCTTTCACGAGTAGTCTTGGTGGGCCTCACTGTGGTGGGCTGGGTGCCAGCCGGAATCACAGGAGCCGGGGGTGGAGCAGGAGGTGCCGGAGCAGCCGGCATACTAGGTGCAAGGCACATGATTACGGATTGCGTTTTGACTTAATGTAACGAATGACAGAAAGAGCACCAGCCATACGTCCTGCTTCCCACGGGGTCATCTCGTGGTCAGGATAGTTGTCTGGGTACCTCTGGTCAAGATCCTCAATGAGAAGATCAAGATCCACACGTCCCCCCACCACGTCTGTGAGGGGAATCTCGGTGGCATCAAAGTAAGCACTAGCCATACTGGGGAAGGTCAGTGTTGCTGGCTTCAAAGAACGCAGGCATCCTAGCCCGCTGAGTATCGGAAAGGCCAGGGGCCTTGCCACGCTCGTACAGGGAATCAGACTGGCTGATCCAGAAGTCCTTGCTGAGGTACTTGTTGATGTGGTATCCGGCTAGGCCATCCATCATCCATCCAACAGTAGCACGGCGTAATCGGTTAAGGCTTTGTGTTGACTTGAGGCCAAGCTCGGAGCAGACCATGCTGTGTGTGGCGACATGGGTTCTCTCATCGCGGCTAATGTCTGCTGCTGTGGTTCGGATTCCGATGTCTCCGTTGAAGCGGTAGAAGGGCAGTAGGACAAAGAAAACACTCCTCTCAAGAATAGCTGCCTTAAGGATCGGATGTTCCGGTGCCTCAAGCCAGGTCTTTAGAATGTGACTTCCTTCTGCCTCTGCCTTCGGATCAGAACCATGAGCAGCGACCACATAACGGAAGGCCTGATCGTGGCGTTCCTCATCTTGGATGTTTGAAGTAAGGGCTTCAGCAACACCAGCAGTCTTGGGAAGTTCCTTTTCAAGACCCTGCCGAAGGAAATCAGCGACAGGTAACTCCAGATTACGCAAAGCAAGAGCACGAAAGAAGGAATCTTCAGACCCCTCAACAAGGTTACCTTTTTGCACAGCAACAGGCGTCCATTTTCGTTTTGTACTTATTACTTGTAAGTAAGGAGAATTGAAGGATTTAGTCATGAAAATGGAGGATAAGGAGGTGATGTTAAGTATGTTTGAGCTGAAATTATCAAAGACAAGTCATCTTTGAAATGACCAATACCAAGATTACACCTGTGACAAAGAAGACCTCTAACCATACCAGTTAGGTGACAATGATCAATACAAAAGTAACGTCGTTTGAATCCTGGATCTACTGTATTACAAATTGCACAACCCCCACCTTGAAGCCCAAGAATCATGTAATAATCATCAAGACCAATCCCATATTTGGATTGCATTTCTGTATTCTTGTAAGAATCAGGATTTTCTAAGCGACGTTGTTGGCGGGCTTCTTTGCGTTGTGCATGGTACTTACGATCATAGGCACGTTTAGCTTCTTTATCTCTACTCATTATTCTCCACAGGGAATACAACGATCATCAGACGGAGGAGCTTCCTCAAGAGGATCCTCATCAAACTTGAAGAACTCATGGAACTCTTCATCAAGGGCAGCCAACGCATCATCCTTGGAAAGCACATCAGGCATCACCTGAAGGGAATAGTACAGGGATGTCTGCGGAGAGATCAGCCACTTCTGAATGAAGTCTTGGTCATAGGTAACCACATCACTCCAGCTGTTGTAGGAGTAGCCGTGGAATAGCATGGTATTACGGAATAGTGATACCAAGCCATCAACTACCTTGTTG